ACTATGTTTTGTTTTGGCGGGGCAATTTTGGTATTGTACTATAGTACTGTATTATGGTCACTTTGTATGTTGTAGCAATTACTACTTACACTACACACATAATGGTGCGTTATTTGGCACTATTGCCTATTTTGGGACTGGTTATTGTTTTGGTGTAACTATGTACACGTAAACGATTATCTGCGATATTTACGGCGTATTATGGACTTTTACATTGATTGATTATAGTACTGTACTTAGTATAGTACATAATATACTAAGGTACTAGTACTGTATATTAGTACCGTACGTCCACATGCGAAGCGTGACCGTATTATGTGCCTTAGTATATAGTACCTTAGTACAGTACCTTAGTATATTGTTAATAGAAAGATAGTTAATAAGTAGTATATTGTTAGTATAATTAATTATAATATGTACACATTTGTACAATTATGTATATACATGATGAAATGTAGAATCGTTAACAATTACAAATAAGCTCATTATGAAGTTTATTTGACTAATAGAGCTTATATTGAGTCCCGTTTGTCTATTTTAAAAAAACAGTATATGTGGTTCCCGGAATACACGTTTTTGCTTATATACTCAATTACGTAATTCAAGGTTTAATTTTTCTAACTCCAGTTTTTCTTTCCGGCGTGATTTTATTAATTAAGTCACCGGAGAATTCAATCCGGGCTCAATTTAGCCTCCAATTTTACACAAATTTTATTATTATTCATCAATTGAATAGAACTTTTTAATATATAACTATGAAATAAAATATATTTCACCATATGATCTATAGCTATACTATATAGATCTATAAGTACACTATAGCTATAGTATATTACACTATATGATCTACAGCTGTACTATATAGATCTATATTACCGCACTATGAAAATAGATTTTGTGAGTACACTATATTAATATATATAGATATAATAGTACATTATAGAGTAATATATCTTCTCACTGTGTAATATAGTTATATATGTACTAAATATCTGTACTAAATAGATCTACATAGTCATTATAGTTACTCAATATCTAACTATATAGTTACTATAGCTGTACTATATAGATCTATATAGACTATTAAAGTCATGCTATTTGTGGATTATTATGTTGCTATTGTTTGGTATTTTAGTATAATCGCTATCGAACGGGAAGTGATGGCAAATATCCGTTCTTTCCGCCATCCCGCCGCAATAATCACCGCAATTTTCTTTATTATTTTATTTTTTATTAAAAGTTTGGTCGACTACTTTCATACGTAACCTTCTTTTTTCTGGCTAGAAAGTGCCTTCAGCATCGGTTTTTTTCCGAGCAAAGTTTGGGGTAGTTTATATACTGTTTTTCAATGTTGTAAAATAGTAAATTCGGCGGTTTTAAAGGTTTAAAGTGCCGTGGTGAGGCATTAAGAGGCATTGTAGTGATGAGAGTCTCTTTTTTATTTATGTGGATAAAAATATATTTAGAAAAATATGGTGTTTTTATTAAGCCCGTAAAAATAAATAATTTTTTAGTCTGACAGTTAAACGAAAGTTATATATAATTACAAATCCATATATTAATTACTATGAAAACTTGTACATCATGTAATAAAATTTTAAATGAATCGGAATTTTATGTGGATAAAAGATCAAGAGATGGATTAACAAGAGCATGTAAGTCATGTTTACAAAAACAAGTTAACCAATATCAATTAGAACACCCAAAAGAAAAACATCCACGTATTAAAAAAGTGAGGCACTGTGTAATATGTGGAGTGATGGTCACAACTCAAAGTAAATATTGTCCTATTTGTAAAGAAAATAAAAAATATAAAACTGAATGTCGTTATTGTGGGAAAAAATTACTTGGCGGCAAAAAAATTTGTGACGAATGCAAAGAGCGAATTAAAACAAAGGATTTGCCAGCATACCATAGAGATGCAACACGAAAATGGAAAGAAGAAAATCCAGTGCGGGCGTGGGCTGGGCATTCTATCAGTGCAAAGAAACACAATAGTAAATTCACATTGACACTTACAATAGAAGAACTTATGGCAAAGGCGCCGACTCACTGCCCGCTGTGCGGATGTGAACTAATATATAAAAGTAAAGGTATAGGAAAAAGCAGCCCTATTAATTGTTCACCATCATTAGACCGCATCAACAATGAACTTGTGGTGCGGAACGACAATACATGGGTTATATGTCACAAATGTAATACAACAAAATCAAATCGCACACTTCAGGAATTTATAAATTATTGTACAAAAGTTGCATCATTTAAAATGGCTGATAAATCTAAGTAATAAACAATTACTTTATATATCATCAAATAGAATATTAATGTATGTTGCGACCAATATTTATTAACAATGGTTTAGATTATGAAGACAATTCAACAGATGTGTGTTTACTTATAGAAGAATGTTATGTTAAACAAATATTGGCACACTTTGAAGCACTACATATTAATAATTATAAATGTAATTTAAAAGACAAACCACCAAATATTAAATTTATTTGTATTACAGAACAATCTATTTATGATTATTTAGATTCGTGTAATATTAAATATTATAAATATAAAATAGAAGACGCAACAATAGAGGTAAGTTAATTATGGATGATAAACAAATTGCAATTGAATTGTTCGGACTGCTCGACAACATCGACACGTTGAACGAAGTATGTAAAGATAATGACCGCGCCTTCCGCGCCCTGTGTATGCAGGAGGTTGCGATGCGGTTTGACTATGCCGAGACTGATGGCGCCAAAATATATCTGGGACGGGCTGGAAATGGAAACTAATACGGCGGCGCCCGGAACCACAACGGGCAGTTATATTTACACGTCCAAACCGCCATGTTTTGTGTCGCGATGCATTGGCTGCGCGTGGCGAAATAAGTGCAGTAACGCCGACATGGATTGTGCGGCGCCATTTATTACTTATAGCACGGGCGCGTGTCAGAAATGAATAGCCGAACGGTCATTAATTTTACTAATAAACTGCGGGACAAGAAGGCATATGACGCCGAATATGTGGTGGCGCTAGAGGAACTCATCGCCGTGTGTCATAAGGTGATAGAAAATGGAAAAATCTAAGTGCCGCCTGTGCCAAGATAAGCGTGGCGGGAGATGGGGCGAGGCGCTTGCGCTCGGTAATAAAACAATTAAAGAGGCACAAGTGGCGTTTAATATGTCAAAGGCGGATGTGGAAGAACATCTATTCAAACACACGGACTCGTTCACGGGCGCCAAAGAAAATAATCGCACATATAGCAAGGACTTTTACATTGCGCGGCTCGACCAGATGGGCAGCGATTTAAACTCGATGCTCGATGAAGTTATGGGTAGCGGGCGTGTGGACAGCGAATCAATACGGTCGGCGACCACACTGACCAAAGAAATCCGTGAGACGCTGCGTCTGCTCGGTGATATTACTAAGGTAATTACAAATGATAACACGGCGGAGCTGGAGCAGAATGTATTAGAATTGCGTAATATATTACTGACGCTTACAAATACAATTACAAATAAGGCGTGTCCCGAATGTCAGAAAAAAATTCTTGAGACTATTGATACGCAACGCAAACTGTTGGGGAAATAATGACAAAACAAAAAGTTAATTTAAGTAATGCAGAGTCATTATCAAAAGACACACTTGAATATGTTACCACGGTGGTGCGTGGGCGTAATGACCCAGTGTGGTTTATAGAAAATGTTTTAAATACTACGATGTTTCCAAAGCAGGCTGAAATAACAAGGGCATTTTATAAACATAAATATGAGGGTCTGCAAAATCCTTATTATAAAAAACTTGTGCTTGGGCTTGGGATGCGTAGTGGTAAGACGGCGCTTGGCGGTATGCTAGCATGTTATGAGTTTTTTGATATATGTAGTCTTGAAAATCCATCAGACTATTATAATTTGCTTCGCGGGCAGCCAATCTTTGTGCCAGTTATTGCGCCATCCGAACGACAGGTAACAGATGGTGTATTTTATAATATTCAAAACATGTTAGAAAGCAGTGACTGGGTTCAATCGTGGACAGACTGGCATGTGAAGACCGACGAAATAATATCGCCATCTAAACATGTAGTAATAAAACCGTTTTCTTCATGGGCTAATACAGGGCGTGGCACTACTAGTAAGGCTGTTTTCTTTGACGAAATGGATCTTTTTGCTGAGACAACAAGCAAGTTGGGCGCGCAGGAAGTTTATGCCGCAATTAGTAAGGCGACTGCGACCTTAGGAATGGATGGACATATTTTTGTATTATCATCATTAATGTCATCAACAAGTATAACATCGACGCTTCTTAATAAAGCACAATATGAAGACACAACGTTGGCATATAAATTGCCTACATGGGAAGTTAACCCGCACATTTCTAAAGACCAGTTAATGGAAGAATTTAAATTTGATATGCCGACCTTCTGGCGTGACTATGGCTGCGAGCCAAGCATGTGGTCTGGCGTGGCGTTTCCCGATGGTGTCCAACTAAAGACGATGCGTAATGTGCTGCTTGACCCCATCGTGGTGCCAGAGGCGCGTCACCCTCGCATTATGGCAATAGACCCCGCCGTGCGTAATGACTCGTTCGGCGTGGCGGTAGGTTATAAACACAATGACCGCTTCGTTGTGGATGGTGCCATTAAATTTACACGAAAGGATGGCGACGTTATCATCAAGCCAAGTATGATAAAGTCTTTTATAATACGTGCTATATCGCCGCTCCAAGTGTATATGCTGGTCACAGACACGTGGATGTTCCCCGACA